GAGTATATCCGGAATTATGGCGATGACGACTATTGTGGTTCAGTGCAGCGGGAGCGGGTTTGTGCCCTTGAGATATGGTGTGAAGTAATGGAGGGCGACAGGAAGAACCTGCAGAACGCAAAAGCAAGAGAAATCATTGACATTTTGCAATCTATTAAAGGGTGGAGTCCTTATTCAAAGAGCGTTGGGAAGATGCGTTTTGGAAAAATGTACGGTGTGCAAAGAGCGTTTGTTAGAGATACGAGCACACTCCAAACTAAGGCTAAAACGATAGTTAAAAATCGTAAATAGTCGTGTTGCCGATTTTTGTTGCCGATTAGCTAATTTTCATATATTGACGTTTATCGAAATAATTTTTATACACGCCTATACATTGATGAATTTTGATATAAGCTAAAAAATCGGCAACGGCAACACGTGTGGCAACAAAATCGGCAACACGTTTGGTGTAGTTGTTATCTATCTTAAATGCAATTTGTTGCCTATGTTGCCAATTATTTACTATTAATTAAAAATAATAAATATATGAATAAGTGCTTGTATACGTATACACGTAAAAAACGCAAATACGCGTATATATATATAGCAAAAAAAAAACGCCAACATCGGCAACACAACCCCTATGAAGCCAGTATTCATATAGGTTCGTGCGTGTTGCCGATTATTTAAATGAGAATGAGGTGAGAACGTGGAAAAAGACATCGAACGATGGTTAGGAAATCAACTCAAAAAAATGGGGTGTATATATATGAAATTCGTGTCACCTGGAAATGATGGTGTCCCGGATCGGATTATTGTACTTCCTGGAGGCGGAGTTATATTCGTCGAGTTAAAGGATACAAACGGAAAGCTAATGGCTAACCAACGGGTACAGATTTCTAGGCTACGCAAACAAGGCGCGTTAGTGTTCGTAGTAACCGGGATGTCTGACGCCAAGTTATTTGCTGAAGATATGGAAAGGGCGATACATGGACTTTCATCCACACGAGTATCAAAGCATTGCAATACAACGAATCATTGATAATACCCATTACGGATTGTTACTGGATATGGGGTTAGGCAAAACCATATCTACACTGATTGCGATTGACCGGCTTATGTATGATTACTTTGACATTAAAAAAGTATTACTCATCGCACCTAAGAAGGTAGCAGAATCTACATGGGCCCAAGAATCGCAAAAATGGAGTGCTACACGGCGTTTAACGGTGGCTAAGGTGTTAGGTTCCGAGAAGGAACGTATACACGCCTTAGAGAGCGAATCTGACATTTATGTGATAAATCGTGAAAACGTGCAATGGTTATATGAGTACTACCATAAGAAAAAATCGTTCCCCTTTGACATGTTAGTTATCGATGAGAGTTCATCGTTTAAGAACCCACAAGCAAAACGGTTTAAGGCAATTCGTAAACTTAGACCACTATTTAAGCGTATCGTCATACTAACAGGTACACCGGCACCGAATACGTTGCTTGATATTTGGGCGCAGATGTATTTATTAGATGGCGGTGAACGATTAGGTAAGACGATTACCGAGTATCGTACCCGGTATTTTACACCGGACAAAACCAACGGGCATGTCGTGTATAGCTACCGACTACTGCCTGGCGGAGATAAGGCGATATTCAGCAAGATGCAGGATATCTGCATGAGCTTAAAAGCTAAGGACTATCTTACACTACCTGAACGTATCGAAAACGTTATCACGGTAGAGATGAGCCCCAAAGAATGGGCACTCTATAAAGCGATGGAACGTGAGCACGTGCTTAGCTTAGTCGATGATGACGATGTAAGCGCATTGAATGCAGCAGCACTTGCCGGTAAATTGTTACAACTAGCGAATGGATCCATTTATAACGATGACGGTGAAATCGTAGTTGTCCATAACGAGAAGATTGAACGATTGAAAGAATTGGTAGAGACGAACGAAGGAAAACCGATGTTAGTATTCTACAACTTCAAGCATGACCTTCAATCGATTAAAGAAGCGTTACCTAAAGCCGTTGAGTTAAAAACCGATGATGATGTAGCTGAGTGGAACAAGGGCAAGATACAAATGTTACTGGCGCATCCCGCATCAGCAGGGTACGGCTTAAACCTCCAGGCAGGCGGCAATATCATCGTATGGTATGGGTTAACTTGGAGCCTAGAGCAGTACCAACAAGCTAATGCACGACTTCATAGACAGGGGCAAACACAACCCGTGATTATCCACCACCTAGTCACTAAAGGGACGATGGACGAACAAGTCATGAAAGCATTAGAACGTAAAGAAGCGGGGCAAGATGCCCTCTTAGAAGCTATTAAATATCGTAAAGAATTGTATAAGGAGTAGAGCTATGCAAAAGAAATGTAGACGATGCGGAGACACATTTACAGTAAAAACACACGAGGACTATTGTCCTGAGTGCGAAAAAGTTATGACACCTCCTGGTGCAGGCGTGAGTAAAGAGTTAACCTGTGAAGGATGTGGGGTAACATTCGTTCACAAAAAAGAAAAAGCGCAAGGTCGTTGGCCTAAATATTGTCCGGAGTGTCTACCTAAATACTCTAAGGTACCTAAGAAGAAGGAAGTAGCGATAGAACCGGTAGCCCAAACTATCGAGGAGCCAGAAGTGAAGGTCGTCGAAGTGCTTAAGAATGAAGATGTTATCAATCATCCTTCACACTATACACGCGGTAAGATTGAGGTTATCGATTTTATCGAGGATCAACAACTTCCATATCATCTAGGTAATGTTATCAAGTACATCACACGAGCAGGGTATAAAGGCGACAAACTCGAAGACCTAAAAAAAGCACGATGGTATTTAGACCGGTACATCAATGGGGTGATGCGGCATGAGTGACTATAAAGAAAAGGCGACTGCGTATCTGCAAGATATAAAGATGATAGCCATACGTATCCAATCGCTACGACAGGATATTCGCAAACTGCAGTATGATATCATCACCTTATCGGCGATTGATTATTCCAAAGACCGAGTATCGGGAGGTGGTACTCCTGCAGGGCTTGAAGGTGATGTGGCTAGACTTGTTGATACAGTCGATACCAAAAAACGGGAGATAGCGAAGCTCATTGCAAAAAGGGAAGAAGCAAGGGCTTTGATTGAACAGATAGAATGTATACCAGGGCGTATTATATTAGCGCAAGAATACATAAATGGGGCATTCCCTAAGAAAGTACAAGCGATGATATATTACGAAAAAAGCAGTTACTTCAATTTAAAAAATAAAGCGTTGAACGAATTAGGGGAGCTCCTTTCATAGTGGAGTACTTTGGAGTGTTTTGGAGTATTTTGGACTTAAATGAACCGACTTGACATAGTATAATGTAGTTGTGAAAGGTGTCATTAGTCATCTAACACAAATCCTCTCTTATACACAACTCGGCAAAAAGCACGGTGATGACGACCGTGCTTTTTGTTGTATGTAGCATTGTAAATACAGGGGCCCGTATTTATGATGTAGGCGATCGCGTAAGCTAAGGAGAGGGAATATGTAAAAATGAAATTTACCGCACAATGAAACCAGGGCGAGCCGAATATGTCCACATACATTTCAAAGCTTATACATTATGAGCTTGCCCTGTATCGTTGTACGCTGACATCTGATGACTAGAACTAGTAGTCCTCCAATAACTATATAGCCTAACAACAACCAACTAGTCATCGGATTTGAGCGTACAAAGTATTAAGGTGAAAAGGTATGAGCACAGAAGTCAAATGCATTAAACGTAAATGCCTGAATAATAAGAACGGCGTTTGCACAGCAAAACTAATTGAATATGACGGCCTGTGTCAAACGTATATCACGCACGACCACGCACACAAAAGTAACTGTGGATTATGCACTCGTTCGCACGGCCGATTTAAGAGAAACAGCCGTGATGTATTAAGATAGCCAGGAGGTGAGATAGTGGCTGCATTAGCAAATAAACGACATGAAAAATTTTGTCATGAGTACATCAAGGATATGAACGCTACACGGGCTGCTATTCGCACTGGTTACTCAGAGAAAACAGCTAAAATGCAAGGTAGTCGCTTGATGACTAATGATGACATCAAGGCAAGGGTCGCTGAATTACGGGAAGCCTACTTCAATGAAAACATCATGACGGCTCAGCAGGTCGAGTATGAGTTAACACGAATTGCCCTGGGGCTCTCAAATGAAAAGCAAGTGGTTATCGAGGGCACAGGGGAGGGATGTTCCGAAGCTCGAATTATCGATAAACCGCCTGACGAGAAGTCGAGGCTTAAAGCCTTGGAGCTTATGGCCAAGCGTCATAGAATACTCAGCGGTGATACAACTATCGATATTAAGCCTGTACTCATCGTAGGTGGTGACGATATTGCAGACTAATAGAGTGTACTTGCCTGATATTGTCGGCAAGGGATACGGTGCTTTTTGGCGGTTCAAAGGCCGTTATAAAGTAGTCAAGGGCAGTCGTGCCAGTAAGAAGTCCTCCACGCAGTCTCTTAAAGTCATTATGGAGATAATGGAGAA